TTTTTGGGAACGAACGGAATGGCGGGCCATTACTTTGGCCGCGCGCAATGGGCGTTCCCGACGCGCGACATATACGTTAAGTTGCAAGGCTACTTGTTTTTGCCGGTGGACTATGAAAAAATTTATGTCCTGCAAGAATTGCTTGAAAGCCTTAAAAGCCTTCAAAGCCTTAAAAGCCTTCAAAGCCTTCAAAGCCTTAAAAGCCTTCAAAGCCTTCAACGCCTTCAAAGCCTTCAAAGCCTTCAACGCCTTCAACGCCTTCAAAGCCTTCAAAGCCTTCAACGCCTTCAAAGCCTTCAAAGTAGTTATCGCGACGTGAAGATTGAGCCGGACAGCGTGATTTATTGCGACATTCCCTACAAGGGAACGGACGAATACGACGAGGGCGGATTTGACCACGCGGCTTTTTACGACTGGGCGGAAAGTCAGAGCGAGCCGTGCTACATAAGCGAATACTGGATGCCGCCGGAGCGGTTTGAGTGCGTGGCGGAAATTAAAAAGGCGGTCATGCTGCAATCGGGCGCGGGCAATTCGGCGGTCGAAAAAATCTTTGTTCCAAAGACGCAGCTTGGGCGGTGGCCGGACTTGATTCCCAAGAAGGAAGTCCAGCGGGATTTGTTTGAATGACTATAAGTCTAGGAAAAAAGGAGAGCTGTCGTTTTTCCAAACGCCATAGAGAATCTTTATGACGATAAAAGTGAGAACGCTTGTCAAAATGAATTCAAACATAATCGCCTCCTTGTTCTAAATTTTAGCATATTTTAGAGATTTGTCAAGAAAAAAATGACTATAGACAAAGAGTGTATAAATGGCAAAAAATCAAGCTACTATAAAATTTGGCGCCGATGTAGCGGATGCCGCGAAAGGTATAAATCAAATTACTCAACAGTTAAACGTTCTTACAAAAAGCGCGAAACTGTCTGATTTTGCAAAATTAGGATCAGCAATAACAGGGTTTGGAACCGCGTTTAAAGGTGTTATAAATGGAGCCAAAATGGCCGCCGCTGCCATAAAAGAGTGTTCCGACGCATACGACACGCAGAAAAAAGCGGAAATTCAGCTCGAAACCGCCGCCAAAAACAACCCTTATTTGAACGATTCCAGCGTCCGCGCGCTCAAAAACTACGCAAGCGAGTTGCAAAAAATATCAACGTACGGCGACGAGCAGACAATCCCGCTCATGGCCCGCCTATCGGCCGCGGGCCGCACCCAAGAGCAAATAATGCAAATTATGTCCGCCTCCGTTGACATGGCGGCAAGCGGAACGATGAGCCTTGACGCGGCGGTCACGGCTTTGAACAAGACTTACAGCGGAAACGTTGGTTTGCTAGGCAACCAAATATCCGGCTTGAAAACGCTCACGGCGGAAGAGTTGAAAAGCGGCAAGGCTGTGGCCATTGTAGCCGAAAACTACAAGGGGATGGCGCAGGAAGTCGCAAAGGCGACCGGCTCCCGCGAACAGTTGGCGAACGCGCTTGGCGACTTGAAAGAAGAGATAGGCGCTCCATTTGAAAAGGGCATGGCTCCTTTGCGCGCGTTCTTCACCGAACTCATAAGCGGCTGGGCGAGCGCGAAAAAAGCGAGGCGCGAATATGAGGAAGGCGTTGAGGATAACAGCAAGGGCAAAGGCACCGAAGACACCTTGCGGGCGGAATGGGAAAAAGTCGTCAAGCGCCAAGCCCTTCTCCAAAAGCAAAAGGACAAAGGGAGCATCACGCAAGAGGGCGAGCTTGAACTAAACCAGCTTAACGCGCGAATCAACTTCTTGAGCCAGCAAATCCGGCTGAAAGAGATGGAGGCTAAGATTGACAAGGAAAGAGCCTCCGCCGCGGAAAAAGAAAGAGTTGAAAAGGAAAAGCAGGCGAAAGCCGAGAAGGACATCGCCGACGCCAAAAAGAGAGCCAACGATCTCGCCACGAACGCCCTTGACGCTTACGACAAAGCCGTAAAAAAAGCGGAATTGGAAATCGAAGCCCGCCGCCAACTGGGCGAGACGGTAACACAAGCGGAAGAAAATCAAATAATGTACGCGGCAAAAAAGGCCGCGTATGAAAACATGATAATAAGCGCCCAAGGAGCGATAAGCGGAAACCTTGAGCGTGAGAAGAAGACCCGCGAGGAAATCGCCCGGCTCGCGGCGGAGATAGCCGCCTACGACCAAAGCGGCGCCGGCTTGGCGGACAAGTACGCAAAGAAAAACCAAGCCGCGCCTTCTTGGGAAGAGCAGAAAAAGGAGCTTGAAGACGCCAAGGCCGCCATTGAGGAATGGAACAAGGAGACCATTTCCCTTTTGGCGGACGGCACCGACGAAAAGATAGCCCTTGAAAAGAAGTACAAGGAAGCGGTGGAGCAAATCAACCGCGAGATAGCGGAAGGCGAAAAACAGACCAACGAGCAACGCTTCAAGTCGTTCCAGGACGTGTTCAACCAAATCGGCGGCTACGTTACGCAGTCCGCCCAGCTTATATCGGACGCTATGGCGTTCCAGCTCCAAGCCGTGCAGAACGAAAAGGACTACGAGCTTGCCGCCTTGGAAGAAAAGTACCGCAAGGGCGAGGTCACCGAGCAGGAATACAACGACAGAAAAGTCCAAATCGAAAAGGACGCGGCCCAAAAAGAATACAAGATAAAGATGTGGGAATGGGCGGCAAACATCGCGCAGGCCACGGCCAACACCGCTATGGCGGCGATCGGAGCGGCGGCCCAGACAAGCGGAAACGCGGTTGCCCGTATTATCGCCATGTCTCTCATCGGTGCGGCGGCGGGTGTCCAAATGGCGAGCTTGATAGCGTCCAAGCCCGTTCCGCCCTCGTTCGCCACCGGCGGCATTGTGCAAGGCTCGTCTTGGAGCGGCGACAACGTGCGGGCCAACGTCAACTCCGGCGAAATGATATTGAACGCCGCGCAACAAAAAGCCTTGTGGGAGACCGCCAACGGACGCGGAGCCAGCGGCGGCGGAATGAGCGTCGTCATAAACAACAGCGCCGCAAACGTGGTCAACGCCCAGCCGCGCATTTCACGGGGACAAATAGAGATAATGATAGACGCCCGCGTAAAGGAAGGCCTTTCAAGCGGAAAGTACAACTCCGCCTTGGAGCAAGCCAACCAAACGATGGACGGAACGTTCTACGGAGTTTAGGAGAATTAAATGGCAGACATATCTTGGCCCGGCTCGTTGAACACGAAAGTGTACGGAATGGAAAGCGGATGGGTGGACAACCGCGAGAAGCTTGAATACAAGAGCGGGCGTTCGGTCTACTACCTTAAGAATTCAACGCCGCGAAAGCGCCACCCAATTATGATGAAATTCGACGACTCAAAGCCGCTTCCCGGCTCCAGCTTGACTGAATGGAAATATTTCCAAAATTGGTTTGAGAATACGATCAAGAGCGGAACGCTTCCGTTCCTCTTCCCCGACTTGTCCAACAAGGGAACGGGCACCCGCCTTTACTACATGGACGAAATCGGCGACGGCAAGGGCCAAAGGGAAAAAGAAATATCGTTCACTTTGGAGGAAGCGTAATGGACTCGCAGACTTACGACCGCCTTCTTTCCGGCGGAGCCTACTCGCTCCCGTACTTGATCCGCTTGTGGAACGGAACTTACGACCTCCGCTTCGTCAACGACAACCGCCCCGTCGCTTGGGGCGGCAACACTTACGCCGCGAGCGCGTTCAACTTCACGCCAAGCGATTCCGGCGACTCTACGCTTGAAATCGAAGTGTGCGACAACCAGCTCATTTCAATGCTTGACGCGGGAACGTCGTTCGACGCGGAGTTTGTCGGAATAATCCTTGAAGGCGGGACGGTCCAAGAGTTGCGGGGCTGGAAGAAGCGTTACGGCAAGGCAAAATGGACGGGAGCGTCCGCCACCGTGACCTTTCCGCCGGACGACCGCCTTTCAATGACTTTTCCCGCTCTTGTTTTCAACGGAGACAACAACAGGGGCAACTCGTGACCTTCGACGACTTGATAGGCGCTCCCTACAAGCCGCACGGCCGGAGCAAGGAGGAAGGCTTCGACTGCTACGGACTTGTCATAGAGTGCTGCAAGCGGGCGGGAACCCCGCTAATGGACTTGGACTATTCCGTTTCCGAATTGCCGGACAGCGAGGCCGCCAAGTATGCGGCGAAGATGAATTTGACTATAGTGAAAGGCGCGCGCCCCGGCTGTCTTTGCGAGATGGAATACAACGGCAACTTGCACTTGGGCTACATGGTTGACCGCTGGAACGTCCTCCACGCCACCCAAAAGGGCGTCCGCCTTACCTATATCGGGGCTTGCAAGGCGAAAGCCTTCTACAAAGTGGAGAAAATATGAAAATCACGCTATACAAGGGCTTGGGCTTCGCCCATGACACAATCGAAGTCGAAGAGGGAAAGCCGCTTTGCCAATCGCTCCCGGACATCGACTTCAACCACGCCGCCGTTGTCGTCAACGCCGTAAAGTCCGACGGCTTTTACAAGCCCAAGGAAGGCGACGGCGTTATGGTCCGCGTTCTCCCGCAAGGAGCAACCGCGGCCCTCGTCATAGGAATCGTTTCCATCGCCCTGACCGTCGCCGGAGGAATCGCCGCCGGCGTGATCGCCTACAAGCAAAAGCAAGAGCTTGAAAAGCAGAAGCGCGAGCTTGAAAAGCTCAAAAGCCAAACAAACAACGACGCGGCGACAAACCTGCCTTTCTTGAAAGGCGCGACCAACTCCTTGGCCACGGGAAAGAGCCAGCCCTACCTTATGGGCCGCAATTTTTTCACGCCGTATCTTTTGACAAAAAAATGGTACTCGCTTGAAGGCGTTGACGGAAAGACGCAATTTGTTACACAAGTATTTGAGTGCGGCTTTGGAAAGCAAGTCTTTGAAAAAGTTCAAGCCGACGACATTTTGATAAAGACCTTCGACAAGTCGCTAGGTCCGCAAGAAGGTTGCTCCGACTTGATAGACGACTCCGAATCGGGCGGCTTTTCCGCCGGAGGAAAGATTGACATTGTTCAAAGCGACGGCCTTTTTGCGGGGCTTACCGAAGCGAACGTCCGCGTCGCGAGCGACACTCCGCAAGCGGAGATTCCGCGAGCCGCCGACATAAGCGCGGGAAAAAAGGACAAATTGGTTTACTCGCTGGACCCCAACGCAAAGAACGTCCATATTGGTATAACCTTTGGAAGCGGCCTTTATTACATGAACCCCAATACCGGCGGAAAGCAAAACAAGTCCGTCACAATCACGCCGTCCTACTCGCTTGACGGCGGAACTACTTGGATTCCGTTTTCGTTCAACCAACAGTCTGTTATTGGCTACGAAGTGGACTACTACGACACAGTCCGCTTTTATGAAGAAGCTTACGACGCAAACCGCATGATTTCCCAATACCAAAGCATGGGCTATTCCGTCATAAGCAAAGACCAAGACTTCCTTCATGGACAAATGGCCTATCATGTCACGATGCGAAAGCATATCCAGGAAAAGCCGATTTACGGCTTGACGCCCGGCAACACTTTCACCCGCAATACTATCGACGAAATCCGCTTTGAGGCCGTCCGCGAATTCACGCTATCCGACTACGAAACGCTCCATTTGAACGAGCAGGCCCAAATTCTAATACAGGTCGTCAACGAGACCGCCTACGACTCAAACAGCCGCGACACCGCCCATTTGCTTTATTATCAGTCTCAATGCTTTGATCCCGACAAGTCGGAGACTCCCGCCGGAACGATGAGCGTTGAAGACTACGAAGAGGCCTATCCGGAAGGAACGGGCCTTGAAGATTGCGAAGTCGTATCCCTAAAAGTCCGATCGCTTTCAACGATGATGGCCGTCCGCCTTAAGGCAAGCCAGTCCAACGAGTCGAAGATGGGAAAAATCAACTTTGTTTCCAACTCGCTCGCCAAGGTTTGCGAGGACGGCGAATGGAGCGAAGAAAAGGAAATCACCGCCAACCCGGCGGCCTTGCTGGTCGACGTCTTGCAAAGCCACACGCACCCGCTTTCGGCGTTCGACGACGACGAGCTTGACCTTGACGCTTTCGCCGGCCTTTACGACTTTTGCGAGACGGAAGAAATCCGCTTCAACGCCGTCGCCACTCAAAAGAACACAAAGCAAAAGCTTTTGGAACAGATATGCTCCGTTTGCCGCGCCACGCTTTATTGGAACGCGGAGGGAAAGCTTTCCGTCGCTTGGGATTGCGCCCAAGACACAATCGTCGCGGCCCTTGATTCCGACTCAATAATAGACGTTGAAAACGAAAAGGAGTTTGCTCGCCCCGTTGACGCTATCCGCGCGACATGGCTTGACGAAAACGATTGGAAGCAAAAGTCCTACACAATTTTGAACAACGGCGTTACGGAGCTTGACGCGGACAGCGTTATAAAAGATTTGAACATAACCGGCTTGACCACCTTTGACCAGGTGGCAAAGTTTGTCCGCTACACAATGGCTTGCATGAACATCCGCCAAAAGACTGTCAATGTCAAGGTCGGAAACGAAGGCGTTTGCTTTTCGCCTTGCACGAGAATCACCGTCAAGGACGACTCGCTCGGAGACACGCCCCAAAACCTGTTGATAACAAGCGCGACTTCCAACGGCAATGGATGGACGCTCAAATGCGTTGACTACGACGCGCGGGTTTACAATCCCGGCGACATTCCGGAATACAAGTCGTCAATCGAACAGTTGAGCCGCCCCGCGTCCGGCCTTCCGTCAATCTACGTGACCGCCGGAGAGTTTGACGAGTACAAAGCCGCATTGAACAACGGAACGGCTTTCGCTGGAAAGCCGGACACTCCTACAATCGGCTCCGCTAAAGCCGTCCGCGACGGCATAAACATCAAATGCCTTCCAATCGGAAACGGCGTAAAAAACGACATCGCCAGCGTTCTTTGGCAAGTCGCCAAGACAGCCGGAGCGCCGGAAGAGTCCAACTGGGTTGACCTGCCTTCAACAGCAATTCTTGAGACTTCTTACGCTTTCAACAGGGCGATCGACGGCTACCCGGAGCGCGAAGACTTGTACGGCACGACTGTTTGGCGCTTCCGCGCGAGAATACTCAATGCTTATGGCAAGTATTCCGAATGGAGCGACCCCGCTTCCGTTGACGTAAGCTCATACGGAACATGGCAAGTCGGCGTTCCGATAGTCAACACGCGAATTTCCGACCGAACCATAACTTTGATGATGGGACAGCCTGCAAGAAGCGACAATCGCGAAGTCTATGGCACCATAAGATACCAAGTCCAAGTAAGGCGACCGCCGGAAAGCGATTGGTTCAAGCCCGCCACAAACCTTGACCCATACCCGCAAGAAGACAGTTCGGGAGCGATTGTCCAAGGAAACGAGGATAATTACAAGGACGGCTCCGGCTATGTCATAAGCGATTCAAAATGGATTCAAACGATGCCGCTTAAAGGCCAATCGTCAAAGAATATTCAAGACACGCTTTATATTTTTAGAATTAAGGCGTTCAACGAAGCCGGAGCGAGCGAATGGACGGACGGCATCAACGCCACCGCGTTGTGCACAAACATTCGCGACATTGTTCAAGCCAACGAAACGGCCAAGGCCGCTTACATCAAAGAGCTTTCCGCCATTTCCGCCAACATCGGAACGATCACGCAAGGCTCGTTCGGCGGCAACCAAAACAACTTATGGGATTTGTCCACTTTTACAGATTCGCAGGGCGGCCAGCATTGGGAAGGAAAGATGCGCGTCGGCGGACGGGAGCAGTATCTAGCCGTAGATCCGATTCTTGACGGCGGGGAAATCATCGACTACAAGATAACGTTCAAAGTCGGAAATTTTGAAATCACTTCCACAGCTTCCAACATCAACGGCGAGCTTGTAATACAATCGGACGCCGAAGCCTTGGACCGAACAAGAATAACGCCCAACGGAACCTACTACGAGCACCGCGACGACGCGAACAGCCCTTGGCGGGTTCTGGCGAGCAACAACATCAACGGAGTAAACTCAAAGCAACTTTTCTCCGAAGACACGCTCTACATAACAAACCAAGACATGGCCCAGCGAAGAAAGGAAGGCATGGACATTGGAACGCCTTACTTGTCAAGCGCTTCAAAGGTTTTCCACTTTGACACGGACGTTTTCGACCAAGACGGAAACGACACCTTGACGATAGCGGACGCGGAAGACGGCGGCCATTCTTTGGTGAACCAAGACCAAAACACCGACGGGCTTGACTTTACGCCCGCCATTTTGGCGGTCGCGCCATACGCCACTATGGGAAAGTCTCTCTATGGCCAATATTCCGTTCAAGCCGCGTTCGCCGCTTGCGTCGCGTTCACCGTTGACTTTTGGATTCAATACATCTTCGCGGAGAACCAAGTTATTTTCGACGTGGGCAACTCCGCCGATTCGGTCAAGCTGGTGGTGGCAAGCGCGGAACCGTTCTTTGAGCAAGGAACGGAAGGCGACGAGATACCGTTCAACGAAGAGATTCTTTCTTACCCCGAATTTCTCTACCGCCGCCTTGGCTTTAACGCGGTTACTTTCAACAAAGACGATGAGCTTCTTTTCGCCGCCGCTCAAATTTCGGAAATCCCGTTTGAGGAAACGGCGGCCAAGCCCTTTAAGGCGTCCTATGTTTACTACGAACACAACGGAACTTCCTACGAGACGGTTGAAGTCACGTCGGAGACATACCACGGCTTGCTTGAAAGCGGCCTTTACGAGCTTTCCATTCCGTTCAACTCACCCGATGAGGCCCGCTCTTACTTAAGGCACGGAGACGAAATTGTTGAGCTTATAGACAGAGGCGTGAACTTTAAGTCAAACTCTTGGCTCCATATAGCGATCGCCGCCGACTCGCAAAAAATCTGTGCCTACCTTAACGACAAGACGGAGCCGGTTTGTTTTGTGAGAAGCGCGAGCGCGAGCCTACCGCTTTACGTCAAGCTGAACGAAGGCAAGAACTCGTTCTGTCTTGACGAGCTTATGGTTGACAATACGGTTAAAGAGCCGTTGGCGACGTTCTTGGAGAACACCGCCAAAAGAAAGCCGTGGGCCAAGCTCACCGATGAGGACGATTATTTTGTCCTTACGGCCAAAGACCCCGACAAGGTTAAGACAAACCTTTTCGATTCGGATTTGTTCAAGGCGAAAGTCTTGGAAATAATACAAGAATACCATTCATAGGAGAATAAAAATGGCAGAATTGAATTTGACTTTGAGCCGCCTTCGCCTTCCAGGCTTGGCGAATTTCACGCCCGAATTTGGAACGAAAGAGGCCGCCGGACAGAGCGTTAGCACCGAAAATATGTGCGTTGACGTTATGCTTCCGTTCTCTTTGCAAAGGCCCGTTTCCGTGGTCGAAAACTCCACCACGACCGACATTGAGGCCGACCGCCGCATTTCATTGGACGCGAGCGGAATCACGCTTGCCTTGGGAAGGGCGACCTTCGCCGGATGCAAGATTGAGATCTACGGCTCTTACTTGAACGGAACGTCCAATGTCACCTACGCCAAGAACGCCAGCGAGACGGCTGGAATCACCGTCGCGGCGGGCGAAGTCGTTGACTTGGTGGCCGACGGCAACCGTTATTTCACGGTCAAGCAAAGGACCGTCGGCGGCGAAGTTATGAACGTTTCTTTGTCTCACACGAACATTTTGACAGACACGCCAAGGTTCGTCGTGTTCGACTTCGCCGATTCGGACCATCGCTCAATTAAGATTAAGAAGCACACCCATATTCCGTTGGACGTGACAGTTGGCGGAGTGACCACAAGAAGATGGTTTGACACGGGCGACGAGGATGTTTCTTACGACCTTGACGCGGCGATAACGGCGGCGGCGGATGCGGCGGTCGTTGACACCGGCGTAGAGATTGGCCGCGACTTTTACGTTTACATCGTTGCGGAGCAAGACGGAAGCGTAGGCCTTAGAGTTTCCGCCCAAGACGGAGCGCCAAGCGACTTGGACAACGAATGGACTACGGCCAACACAAGAAAAATTGCCCAATTCCATACGCTTTGCGTTGACGCTGGCTCCGACTTGTCGGCCACTATCGCCACCGAAAACGGAAGCGTCGCCCAAAACGGAACGGTTCCTGTTAAGAACTATCCTGAAAACGACGAGGACGGATTCTACGCGTTCTACAACAAGTTGGTCACAAATGTCGTGAGCAACGCAACTTATGACACGGTGACGGTTGTGCATCCTTTGCGGGGCTTCCTTGCGGGGCAAATCCTTCCCGAAAGCGTGTGGTGCATAACATTCAAGCCGTTCAACTGCAAGCCGGACGGAATGTGCTACGAGCCGGACACGGACACCGCCATTGATATATACCTTCAAAGCGGAAAAGGCCGAAGCACAAAGAGCAAGTACAACGGCACGACCGTAAGAAGCCGCCAGCCGATAAACCACCAAGCCGATATGCTTGCCGTCGGAAAGAGACTTCCAAGAGACCATGAATTCCTTGCGGCGGCGGCGGGATCCAATGAAAAGACCGTCATTCAAGGAGCGGCGGAAGCTTCCATAGTCACAACAGGCGGCCATGTAGACACCGCCGGAAGAAGAATGATTTCATTCATTGGTTGCGAAGATTGTTGCGGCAGTGTTTGGCAATGGCTTGATGAAATAGCGGCAGTGGGAGGAAGTGGGTTCTCAACCTACGACGGCAACGCCTCGTTCGGCCAGACCTATGGAGACCCCTTCGTGCTTTGCGCGGGCGGCAATTGGACTAACGGGTCGTCTTGCGGTTCTCGCTGTCGTGATGCGGATGACCGTCGGTCGAATGTCCATTCGTATTGCGGTGCGCGCGGTTCGAGCCGAGTTGTTCGGAATTAACGGAGAACGGAATGGACATACCAAAATTCAACACGCTGGTTGAACGGCAAGTCCTTGACGGAGACAAAGTGAAAATCGACGATTTGTTGAACAAAACAATCGTCGTTTGCGGTTTTCATGTCAGTCAAAGTAAGTTTGCCGACAAAGGCAGTAGTTGTTGCGTGAAAGTCCAATTTTATTACGCGGGAGACGAGAAAACGGAAAGGAAAGTTTTCTTTTCCGGCTCCAGCGTGATAAAAGAACAGCTGGAGGAAGCCAAGAAAAAGTTGGATTCCGAAGGCTTGCCGACGCTCTTTGAGGCGACGGTCAAGAAAGTTGGAAATTATTATTCGCTGGTATAGCGAAAATAGTTTAAGGAGCGGGTTTAGATTCGTGCTTTGCGCGGGCGGCAATTGGAATAACAGGTCGTCTTGCGGTTCTCGCTGTCGTAATGCGAATAACCGTCAGTCGAATGTCAATTCGAATTACAGTGCGCGCGGTTCGATACGGGATGAGTTATGGCATAACTCCGATGCCTTGCGTGCTTACTCTCGGCTGAACTTGCTTCTTTGGATTCGTTCCTAAACACAAAGCGGAGCGGCGGACGGCTATGGTAGCGAAAGCGAAGTTTCCGTCCGCCTTTGTTTTTTGCTATGAAAAGAATTGGCGGATTGTGGGATTCGTTTGTCAGTTGGGACAACTTTGTATTGGCTTACAAGAATTCAATCAAAGGAAAGGCAAGCCAAAGACAAGTAAGAAAGTTCAAGAAAAATTGGGAGCAAAACCTTCAACGCGTTCGCGCCCTTGTTTTGTCGGGAAAGTTCAAAACTTCAAAATATAGGGAAATGATAATCCACGAGCCAAAGGAAAGGATTATATACAAGTTGCCGTATTGTCCCGATAGAATTGTCCAACACGCAATCATGAATATTTTGAAGCCGATAATGGTCAACCGCTTTATTCCGGAAACATACGCTTGCATTGAAGGCCGCGGCCAGCACAAGGCAAGCCTTAAATGCAGTGAATACGTTCGCCGCAACCAATGGGCCTTGAAATGCGACATCCGCAAATTCTATCCGTCCATCGACCAAAACATTTTGTCCGAAAAGCTTCATAGAATAATAAAAGACAAAAGGTTTATGGAAATTGTTGACGGGGTGATTTTTAGTTTTCCCGGCGGCAAGAATTGCCCGATTGGCAATTATTGCTCGCAATGGTTCGGGAACTTCTACTTGTCTTACTTGGATTCCTATGTCAAGCGCGTCTTGAAGTGCAAGGATTACGAGCGATTTTGCGACGACTTCATTTTGTTTTCCAACGACAAGCGTTATTTGTCGGAGTGCCGGGAGAAAATAAAAGAGTTTGTTCAAAAGGAATTGCTTTTGGAGTTTTCAAAGTGCGACTTGTTCAAGACAAAGCAAGGCGTGGACTTTTGCGGCTACCGCCATTTTGGGAAATATGTTCTTTTGAGAAAATCCACGGCAAAAAGAATGAAGCGGCGTTTAAGGCGCATTTTCGCAAACAAAGACAAGTACAGCGAAGACTACATAAAAAGCTCTATTGCCAGCACAAAAGGCTGGTTGAAGCATTGTTGCTCAAAGCATTTTGAGCGGAGCTTGTTTTACCAACCTTACGCCGTCTCTTCCCGCAAGTCGCAAAGCAAATAGCGGGCGACAAGCGCCTTTTCCACTTGCGGCATCCGGTCGCCGTATTCGTCTTGCAAGAACTTTTCCGCGAGCTTTACGTTGAACCAGCGGCCGCCCATGTAGGCCTTTACGCCGAACTTTTCCGACAAGCAAAGCTCAAAGTCCTTGCAAGCTCGGAGCGGAGCGTCAAGAACGAAGTCGCATCCGTGGAAAGTGAAGCGGCCTTGCCAATCCGTCCGTTTGTGGAACTTGACGGAAAGCTTGAAGTCCATGTCAAAGCCCTTGGGGAGCGTCCGCCAAGCCTTTTTCTTTTCGCGGGCGGCCACAATCCTTTTTTCGTTGAAGCCGGAAAGCCAAGCGCGCAAGAACTCGTTCGCCTTTTTGCAATCCGCTATTCCCAAAAAGCGGAAGATGTACGGAAGCTTTTCTTGGAGAACGCCCCAAAGCCGTTCGACCCTTCCTTTGGCTTGGGCGGAAAGCGCGAGGATCACTTCAATATCAAGCTCTTTGCAAAGGTCGTTGAAGTGCGTCGATTCGTCCTTTGAGTAGTCGACGCTCTCTTCGATCGACTCGCTTTTCCTTTTGCTTTTCACGAAAGACGAATGGCGGTCGATGTAGTACGCTTCCGGAACGCCGTAGCCTTCCCAAGTTTGCCGCAAGACTTCGTTGTAGCCAAGTCGGCATTCGTTTTCGCAGAAGTAAAGTCCGGTCACGGCGTGGGTCGCGTCGTCAACGCCGCCGTGGAGCGTGGCATAGGTTCCGTTCATGAACCAATCATGTTTTGACGCGTCCATTTGCACAAGCTCGCCCTCGCGCGGCCTTTCGTCGCGCTTTTTGTGCTTTTGCCTTTCCTTCGTTGACCAGGAACGCGGCGGCTTTAGTCCGGCGGCGAGCAAAATCTTCCTTACGGCGTTGTATGGGACTTTTATTCCGTGGAACGTTTCAAGCGCTTCGCAAAAAGTGGAGAAAGGAGCGTCCGCCCAATGAGTCTTGTAAAGGGCCACCAATTCCGCGCGGAAAGCGTCGGAGTATTTTTTCTTTTGGTAAGAAAGGCCCTTATGGCCGTTCACGAAAGCCAAGCGGCCTTTTTCGGCGTAGCGCTTTTTCAAAGACCACACACAAAAATTAGACACGCCGATTTTTTTTGCGGCCTGCCTTATCGACAAGTCGCCCTTGGCGCAAAGAGGAATCCATCGTTTTTTTCGCTGTTGCTTCGCTTGATACTGTGTCATAGCCGCCTCTATCCTAAATTCCTATCGGAAGGGGCTCCGAAAAAACTTTAGAAAAAATTTGCGTTTTTTTTAAAAAGGGGCTTGACATTTTCAATTACCCCCTTTATAATGCCACCAAGATAGACCTAGAACGGCTGTGTAGGGAGCATATCATAGCCGCTTTAGCGGTGAGTTGAGAAATCAACCGCCCCGGATTGTGCTCCAATCCGGGGCTTCTTTTTTTTTAGCGGGAGGACGCATGGATTTTGCGGAAGGCTTGCTGGCAATCACAAAACGATTGGAGAACAAAGGCAAAAAGCCGCTCAAAGTGGACTTCGTCTCATACAATCCGGCGACAAGAACTTGGAAAATTAGAGTTTCCGAAGACACAAAAGGAGCGAAAAAAGCATGACAGACTTGAATCATGTCGTTTTGATTGGCCGTTTGACCAGGGACGCGGCCTTGAAATACTTGGAAAACGGCACGGCTTGCGCGAACGTCGCCTTGGCGGTGAACAAAAGCCGAAAGCAAGCGGACGGACAATGGGTTGAGGAAACCTCTTATTTTGACGTCGTTATTTGGGGCCGCTTGGCCGAAAGCCTTAACCCAAAAATGACAAAGGGAAAGCAAATTTGCGTTCAAGGACGCCTAAAGCAAGACCGTTGGGAAAAGGACGGCCAAATACATAGCAAAGTGTCAATCGTCGCCGAATTCGCCCAAGTTCTTTCCGGGGCCAACGGCGGCCAAGCCCAGCAAGCGGCGGCTCCGGCATTCAAGCCGAAAAGCTCCGCTCCGCAACAGGAATACGAAAGCCCGGCGGAAGACTCCGACTTTCCGGAAGACATACCCTTTTAGGAGACGAATATGGACGCGATAAAAGCATTGAGAGTCTACAATTCGCTAAGCAATCCGCCGCAAGAGGCTTTGAAGTCGATTGACGACGGCGTTCTTAAAGGCAAGCTCGCCGTGAATCCGCAATGGCGCTACAAGGCTATGACGCGAAAATTTGGGCTTGCGGGGCTTGGTTGGCGTTACGAAATCCAGCGCCTTTGGACGGAACCGGGAGCGCCTAAAGAGACGCTCGCCTTCGCGCAAGTCGCGGTTTACGTAAAGGAACCGGAAAAAGACGCTTGGAGCGATCCAATCATCGGCCTTGGCGGAAGCAAGCTCGTTGAATTTGACGGCGGAAAGCAAAAAAGCAACGACGAAGGCTACAAAATGGCCTTGACGGACGCTCTTTCCAACGCTCTCAAAATGCTTGGCGTTGCGGCCAGCGTCTACGAAGGCCGTTGGGACGGCTCAAAATACAAAGCAAACGAAAAAAGCGCGGCGGAAGTCGCCTTGAAAGGCGGCCAAGCCACGCCGGAAGAGCAAGAGGAAATCAAGGCCTTGCTTAAATACGTTGACGCTGACAAAAAGCCTTTGTTCTCAAAGGCCGAAAAGGAAGCCTTGCTAAAAAGCCGCCAAAGCGAGCGGACGGCGGCGGAGCTTATCGACTACTTGAAAAAGGAAGTCGCGGCAAGGCTCGCCGCCAAGAGCGAAAAGCCCGTTGAAGCGGAGAAAGCCCAATAATGAAAGCGGAGGCGGTCTTGAAAGCGTCGGTTGGCGCGGAAAGCGTGACTTTCAAACTTCCGCAAAACGAAGGTTTGAGAAAGCGCTTTTGCGGGGCTTTGGCCCAATGCTTCAAGAAAAACGGCGGCTACGCATTGGTCGCGGTTCAACCGCCGGTTAGGCCGCGATCCACGGGCCAAGGCTCGCAAAACCACCACGTGAACGGCCATATAGCGCAGATTTCAGACGAAACCGGCATGCCGTTCGACATGGTAAAGCTTGCCGTCAAGTCAATCGCCATTGGAATGGGCTACCCGTTCGAGACGATCGGACCGGCGGCGGTGGCGAAAAGCGAGGCTTTGTGTTCCACGGAAGAATGCGGGATTTTGATAGAGGCCGCCCACGTTTTGGCGGCGGATTTGAGAATCATTTTGAGGGAGGCGGAATGATGGTTAGAACAGGAGCGAAAAAGGCCCAGCACGAGCTTGTGTTGGAATACCTTTTGAACCACGAAGGCGGAATGACGGCCAAAGACGGCCAAAGGCTCTTTGGAATCATGCAAATGCCGAAACGCATTTTTATACTTCGCAAGGACGGTTGGAACATAGTCTCCGTTCCTTGCGAGGGAAAGAACCGCTTCGGCGACAAAGTGAACTTCGTCCGCTACGTGTTGAGGGGGCGTGTGTGACAGAATTGGAAAAGCGGCAACGCGAGGCGGTCTTGGCCGTTTCCGGCGGGGTGTGCGAGATTTGCGGTCGTCCGCTGATGGACGGCCAGCCGCAAGGCGCCCACCGGATCGCAAACACAAAGACAAACCGTTTTCTTTGGGGCGAGCGGATAATAGACCACCCTTTTAACATGGCCATGACTTGCAGTTTGAAGTGCAACCAAGCCGTGAACATTGGAATGGACGAAGGCAAATGCTGGCGGCTAGTCAAGAAAATCGTTGACAGCGAGCTTCGGAGGTTCGGCGATGACTGACTCTTTTGTTTTCTACCGCTCTTTCCACGAAGCTTTGAAAGACCTTCCGTTGGAAGAATACGGCGCAATAATGTTCGCCATTAACGAATACGCTTTGAACGGAGTCGAGCCGGAGCTTTCCGGGGCCATAAAAATGGCGTTCACGCTTATAAAGCCGCAAATCGACGCGAACAACTACCGCAAGGAAGCCGGGCAAAAAGGAGCCGAATTCGGACGGCTTGGCGGTCGTCCTAAGAAAAAAACAGAAAACCCCATAGGGGTTATTGACGGAAACCCCATAGGGGTTTTTGAAGAAACCCCTAATGTAAATTTAAATGAAAATGTAAATGACAATGGGAATTTAAATGCTAATGGGAATGAGGCGGCCTTGCCGCCCTTTCCGCCGCTCTCTCCCAACGACGAGGAGATAGCGAAAAAGGCAAAAGAAATATTCAACGCCTTTCAAACGGCGGGCTTGCCTTGTTGCAACGGCAATTACTTGACGTTCATACAAAGGGACTTCAAGACGGCCTTGCAGTTTTTGCGGGGCTACACGGCGGAGGAAGTCATAGCGGCGGTTCAAAACTACGCGTCGATTTTCCAGCGTAGGGACTTGGACGCTTTTTGGCAAAAACAAAAGGTTAGGTTCGACAAGTTTGCGGAAAGGAAAATCAAGGACTTTATTCCGGGAAACTTTGACCTTGGGCGTTATTTAAACGCCAAGGAAAAGAAATTGGGGGCGCTATGACAAACATCAAGACGACATTGGGAGACTCGGATTTTTTCACCAGGCTAAAAAGGCTTGAATCGGTTTTAGCGCCGAACGGCGATTGGACGGCGGCCAACAAAGCGTCGGCGGAATACGACCGCGTCCAGCATTTGGAGACCGCCCGCCGATGTTGGACCGCGTTCATTAAGCGCGGAGGCTTGGAAAAGTTCGCCGCCGACATAGCCAAAATCGAAGTCACAGGAAGCGACGAGCACAAGCTTTTTATAAACCAATACCTTGAAGGCTTTGAGAAAGTGTTCAACCGACAAAAGCCCGGAATGTTCGTCTCCGGAGGAACGGGAATCGGCAAAACTTACAACGCCGTAATGTTTTGCAAATACGCGATGCTGTCCCCGGATTTTGTGCGGATCCTTAAGACTGAATGGGCGGGCAAAATCTACGAAAACCGAGTCCCGGCGATTTGCTTTTATTCCACGAGCTCGCGCCTTTTGGAGCGTCTTGGCGATCGCGGATGGAACGGAGAAAGCCGCGAGCACGTTCTAGCGGAAGTGCGAGCCGCCGACATAGCGATAATCGACGATGTTGGCGTTCCAAGCGAGTTGGGAAAGAGAAACGGCGAAGTCGGATTGATAAACGACCTTGCGAGGACAATTCCAACGGGATTGATTTTGCAAACGCGTCTTTCCGAAGCCGCTTTTTCCGAAAACTTCGGCGAAAGCGTCGGCGACATCGTGCGAAGGTTCGCCAAGCCCTACACGGCGGGGTGCCAGTCAAGGCGCAAGTGGGGCGCGGCGTGAACAAGGAGATGGCCGCGACAATGTCGCTCGCAAACCAAGTCGTTCTTTGGGCCATAAGGGACGCCACGCATCCAATCGGGACGTATGGCATAAGGCCGTGCGACGCGCGTGACGCGAAAGCTTTCTTGCTTGGCGGAAAGGATTTTGACTTTTACGAGCCTTTTTTGACGGAGGACGTCAAGAAAGCGGCGATGGACGCAAGGAGCGAAATCTTGCGAACGATTGCCGCCGGAGAAGAAAAGCGCGAAAGAGCGAAAAAGAACGGCGAAGCCTTGAAAAAGCGCCGGACGGAAAAGCGGGAGAGAATTAAAAACGCTATTGCCGTTATCAAGAAAATGGGCAAGACGCATTGCGCGTCGGACATAGCCAAAAAGCTTGGCGTTTCCGCTCCGCAGGTTTACTACTACGCCAAGCGGAACGGCCTTGCAGTCAAAAAGCTGGCCCATGCGGAATTGAGCGAGCGGAGAAAAAAATCCGCGATCGCAAGGTGGGCCAAGGAAAAGGCGGGAGGAAAAAGCGGTGGGAAGAAAAAGAATCGTCCCGAAGCATGACCGCTGGCTCCCTTTCGACTTTCTTGACGACGAAGCGGAAAAGCGCAAAGAGGCTTTGGAGAAAGGCCGGAACCCCAATCCAAAGACCGACAACGAAAAGTTGATGGACGCCCAAGCCCGCTACAAGCTTGACGGCGACCAATCGGCTTTGGCCGACTACTTTAAGGCGGCCAGGCACGCGGCCAAGAACTTCGCCCGCGACTTGGTTAAAAAAAAGGGCCTTCCGCTGTCTTTTCAAAGCGCGTTGGAGTGCGCGGAGGACGCGGCGGAAGAGTTGGTTTTGGAGCTTTCAAAGCCAGCTGGTAGCGACGGCATGGACTTCTATAGCGAAAAAAGCTCCGTGTCTTATTTGTATTTGCGAGTCCGCACAAAGCTTTTTGAGGCGGCGGACACGCAAGCGAAAGAGATTCCAATGAGCGACGCTGACTTGGACATCTATTCGCTAAAAAAGGATGTTGCGGGGCTTTTAGCCTTCCCGAAAGGGAAAAGGTGATGTGGCGAGAAAGCCTTGGACATAAACAGCCGGCCCGCGAGGGACTTGCGAGAAACCGCCTCCGTTATCGCTTTGGGAGCGCGGGGGTCTAATCGGCAAGTGAGCGGGAAAGCGGAACGCGGGAAGCCTTGGACGGCTCCGTAGGAAACCTTGGCGGAACGCGCGACGCTTCTTTTTGAGGAGGTGGAAATTGACTACAGGCGAATTCGCGGACTTGGTTTTTGCCATGCGCGAAGCTCAAAAGAACTACTTTAAGACGCGGTTGCAGCGCGACTTAAAGCTTAGCAAAGAGTTTGAAAAGAAGGTTGACGACGCCCTTGCGGCCAGAGCGAAAGGCAAGCAAGCAGTCCAGCCGGAATTGGGATTATAGGCAAGGAGGAATGAAAAAATGAAAAGCGTTGGGTGGGCTTTGTTTTTTTGCCTGATGATATTCGGGCAAGTGTTCGTTGTGATTACCTTGGCGGAAAAAAAGAGCCGCGACGAGCGGTTGGCGGTCTTGGAAGAGCAAACGCTAAAGATGAACAACGAGGCGGCGGCGTTGAATTTGGAAAGCGAGAAGATCCGCAACCAATACTACAACGCCCTTAAGAACGGATTAGGAGAGCCAAAATGAGCGAGACATTGACGCCGGCAGAGGCCGCCGTAAAGGCCTATTTGGAAAGGCAGATTGAGGCGGACGCGGCTTTGCGCGAGAAATACGACGCAAGCCTTGTCAAAAAATGCTTTGAGTACATAACGGAGCAAGCGAGAAAGCAAGCCGACGGCGATTGCGCCGTGGTTGAAGACGCTTTGGTTTACAAATGGGCGCGCGACTTCTACCTAGAGGGAGCGGCGGAAAAAGCGAAGGAAGCCGAAAACGATTCGGAAGTTGTAAAGGAATCCTTAACAACTGAAAAGGCGGAGCCGCCCAAAAAAGACGACGGCCAAAAGCTTTTGTTCGACTTGTAGGAGACCGCTATGCATAAATGCACTTTTTGCGACCGAATTGCAGAATGGTGCGAAATCCCGCAATACACGGAGGAGTGAATTATGTTTGAGAAAGACGAAGATTACAGAAAAGCGAGAAAAGAAAGTAAAGATAGGATTACAAAAGTAATAAAGGCTTGGTGTGCAAGAGAAGAAGTAATTCACGATAAAGGCTTTGAGCAAGGCGCGGAGTTCGGCTATAACAAGGCTAATGAATGGCATTATGTGAAAGATGAAAAAGATTTGCCAACCGATAAAAAAGAATATCTTTTATTATTAGGAAGAGGTATTAAAACTTTTGGCTTTTATAACGGTAGATTTTGGGAATCTCGGAAAGGAAATTTTTCTTGGCAAGAAGTGAAAGCATATTTCTTCATTTCTGTTCCAGAACTAAAGGAGAGCGAATAAATGTTAGGCGCTTTACTATGGGGAATAGGCGCAAGCATGGCTCTTGCGGAAGAAAACGAAAAAGCCAAGACAAAGAGCGTTGAAGAACAACTTGAATACGCAAAAACAATCATTCAAGACTTGTTGGACAACTCTGGTGAATACGCAAGGCAGAGGGCTATGGACTTTTTGGAGGAGAAGAAATGAATTTTGGAGAAGTTGTTTTTGCGGTCTTTTTAGGCGACTTTCTTTTCTGTATTGTTCTTGGTCTGCTTAACGACACAAAGGAAGATAAGGAGAAGGAATGAAGCGGACTAAATTAGAGGAATGGGTGAACGGAATCACGATGGTTGTTGACCCTTGCCACCTTTGCGCCTACATCGACAAGAACGGGGTAGGCCACAGCGAAAATGTAGAAGTGTGCAAGGGTTGCTGTTGGTATCACCCAAGCCAGTTTAAGGAGCGGAAGAAATGACAGAAGAATATTTGGAGAAAAAATCGGAAGAATACGTTCCTAATATAAAATGGCACGATTTTAGTTCAGAGGACCTTAGGGAAGAAATGAAACTTTGTTATCGAGAAGGAATGAAGGACGGCTATCAAGAGGGCTTAAAAGCCAAGATAAACGCTACAACCATATCCGACTGTCCAGTTAAGGACAAGTGGCATTATCCGGCAAAGGGAGATTTGCCGAAAGAACACAGAAAAAGGTATTTGATAGCAACGCCAGGTTTAATTGTCGGAGCGGAAACAAGAACAAATTTAGGGAAGGATATTGTTTTTGTAAATGACTTTGGAACATTTGAACGGGCAAGCGAAGTTATCGCTTGGCGCGAATTGCCGGAGCCGCCGAAGGAGGAAGAATGAAAATTTGCACAATACTTGAATTAGTTGGTTGGATTTTAATTTTAATAGCCATTGACTTGTATGGGTGGTTTGTGTTGTAAGGGAGGAAGAATGATACTGACGCAAGAAGAGGCTAGGCTTTGGGGAGAAATCCTAATCGGCTTTTCGCAAGGCAAAGAGTATGTTTATCCGCATACCTACGACAAGTATTTCAATGTTGTTGAATGGGCGGATTTGACGGATTTCACGGTCAACAAGGACACGCCGACAATACGGCTTACAGGCAACAGCCCGCTGTCTTTGCTAGACCCAAGGCTTGTAAAGGAGAAAAAATGATAAATCCAAAGGAGTTGGCTGTTAAGGTTGACGAGTTCTTGAAGCGGGATATTGAGGTGATTGACAACTATTGTGACGAGTTCTTGAAAGATTTAAGGCTGTCGAAAAAACACGCTGGCGCGCTTATGGGGTTGTGCCAATTATGTTACGCGCAAGGATATGTCGATTGCGAAATGGATAAGGAGGGTGATAAATGAAAATTTACGTGGCCGGAAAAATTACGGGGCTTGCGAGGCAGGCCGTCTTGGACAAGTTTGGAAAAGCGGGCGAAACGCTGGCAAAGCAAGGACATGAGGTTTTCGTTCCGTGCGTCTTGCCGGACTATCCCGATGTTTCCCACGACGACTATTTGCACGTGTGTTTTGCAATGATAGACATTTGCGACGCGGTTTACTTTTTGGACGATTGGACGGCCTCGCAAGGAGCGA